TTTAGTCAAACTTCTTAAGAAAGCACGAGCACCAGGGAGGTATTTTTTATTGAGGGTGGATACTAATTGAATGTGTGTATGCATGCTTATTTGTCATAACTATAAACAAAATCTGGTGCAGGATAAAGCATAGTCGGCCAGTATTCTAATAGATCGTAAATATTATTTTTAGTATTAAGCTCTTCTTTATAAAGCGTATTATCATCGTGGAGCAACGCAATAATATCTCTCAAATCCGCTGCTTCATCTTCATCTGTAGTATTTGCAATGTCTTGTTCAATCTCTTTTACAAAATTATCTCTGTATGTTATGATTTGACCCTCTCTTATTTTCTTAAGATCGTCAAGATAAAAAGAAGGATTCACAAGAATGTTGGTTACATGGTCAATATCTGTAGATTTAAGCAACGTTTTCACAAGGGTAATATCCTTTTTACTGAATGCGGGTAAACTTAATCCAAGCTCTTCAGGTGGTAGAGTATTAAAAGGCCAGTACTTGTATACAATATAAGGCGAATCAATATTTTGCAAATCTTCTTCAATATTAAGCTCTGTAAGTTGTTGCAATTGTAGCAAAAGCTGTGATTTAAGATCTGTTATATTAATTGTGTCATTAAGTTCAGTGCTATCAACAATCTGCTGTATATTGTTGAGATCATTTTCAATCTTTGAAAGGTATTCATTACGACATTTGTTTAAAAAAGAAATATGCACGTCTTTAATTTTTTTAATAAAAGCAGGGTCATTAATTTTATCGCAGAATTCTGAAAAAGTAGTAACTTCCAACGAAAAATTTTGATCTTTAAACACATGCTCCACACTGGGCAAATAGTCAAGAGTTTCATAGTTGCGTATAAAAGCTTGTGTCAGTGTATTGCTAGCTGCAATAAGAGATATGAATCCAAAAATATTATTTTCCGGAATAATAATATTAAGATCAGCGAGTTTCTTATTTAAATTAAAAACAGCATGATTTAGAGATGGTATTTGACCAAAATCATCAATGCCAAGTTCTTTAAATTCTTTAATTTTTTGAAAAAGCGGTTTTATGTTTTCAAAATAGATTTCAAATGCAGTATTTTTATCAGCTGCATCCATAGATTCTGAGACTAAGAACGATGGTGAAAATGACATTGGAATTCCAATATGATAACGAAATGTGATTAATTTGGGATCCGCACTTTCAATTTTATTTGTTATAACATTATAAAACTGGCTATAATTTGTTTTTTGATGCTCATCAAATGAATTTAATTTTTTTTCATCATATGGAACATTTAAAAATTCTGCAATTTTTTTATTGCGGGTGGCAAGAATAAATGCAGAGCCTTGTGATTCATCTTTAATTAATAATAAGGATGCATTTAAATGCTTATCTAATTCAGTATTCATTACTATATTTTATAGCTATGAATATGAAAATCAATATTAAGGGTATTGAGGAGTTCCAGTGTTTCTAATTTCATTGCCAGTCATTTGGCCACCGCAGAACAAATCGTCAACAACATATGCTTGTACATTTGCGCTTGAGTCGCAGGCAAAATCATATCTTGTATCAGCAGTTGAAACCCACCCGGGTAGAGGAGATATACCTAAGCCTGCAAATACATACAAGTAATATGTGCGAGTGGAGGGGTTGGGTATATTTGAAGACCGTGAACCACCAGAGAAATCAAACCGTATTATACCAGTGGAATTTCTTGCGCCTGTTGCAACACCATAACCAACGCAAGCAGGTGGGGTGTAATATGCTTGTTGAAATTCTGAAATTCTTGTTGGTCTCCAGGGCACTCCTGTGCCACCAAAATAATCCCACGGTTTATTTGGACTGCTAGGTGTATATGCAGTGGGGTCAGTCTGATGTCCTGGGCCTGGATCCGGACCACGATTAAAAGTATCTTGTTGGCGCCACATGCAAACCTTGGCAGTGGTTACAATAGCACCGGTACCACTAACATTGTTACCCATGTAGTTAACTTCCAAGCCAGATAAAGATATATTTGTAGCACCAGGTGCAGGACCACCTGCATTTGCTAGAAATTGTTGTATGCTAGACATTGATAGTTGAGATGAAGGAGATGTAGTTATTGCTGGCATTTAATTAATTTATGCAACTCCTTAATGCCTTCAATGAGTAGAGGCACTAACTTTTCGTATCTAACAGCTTTCATGCCATTTTCACGAGTCACTACAACCTCCGGTAATACTTTTTCAATTTCTTGTGCAATGACACCCACATCATGACCTGCATGTGGTGCATCTGCTGCCCAATCAAAGCTTACACCACGTATTTTTTCAATTTTCTCCAAAGATGATTCCAGCACTTGCACATTGTCTTTGAGTCTTTCATCAGAGCTATAGAATGCAGTGATGTCAAGAGTCACATCCAACTTGCCTCCCACTGTGCCATTGCCATTGAATATAAAGCTACCGTCAGAAGCAATCATTGATGTTTGTATGCCATCATAAGGATTACCACCAGACCCATTGTACCTGCCACTGAACAGAGGATGGGCAGCACTGCCAGTTGATCGATCAGATGCAACAACCAATGTGGGATAATTTGCACCATAATCAGGATTGCCCAGTATTTTGACTGCACTTTGGTTCGCAGCTGCACCTTCCACATACAAAGCTAACCCAATTGGATAATCGACTGGTGTAGCACGACCCTTTGAAATTACAGTACCACTGGCGCTACCATCAATGAAATTAAATCCAGATTGCAGTTGTGAATTGCCACGCACACTAACATTGAGACCACTATTATTAGAAGTAGAAATGTCTCTCAAGAACAGACCACCTGCAATGAGCACTGTGGACATTGCAGCAGTGTTTGTACTACCACTGTTTCTGTCTACCATGCCATAACCTTGACCAAAAACAGCATTTGAATAGCGGTCAATCAACACTCTATTTGCAGGCAAATTGCTATTAATAAACTGCGCAGTATTATAATTGGCATTATTAGCCTCTTGTTTCACAGTAAAAGCAGTGTTGGGTGATGAATTAATAACAGACAAAGCAGATGATGTTGTAACAAATGTATCAAGAACTGTGAAATCGCCCAATGCTGTTAGATTGCCTACTACCAATAAGTTGTTATCAACCATTACACTGTTTGAAAATCTGCTAAAACCATCCACTAAGAAGGCTGGTTGTGATGCTGAACCACCTGTTTTTTGAAAATATGCTGTGCCTGAAGGGCTAAAGGAGAGGGCAAGTTTTGAGGGATCGTTTTTATTGTCAGTTCCAGGAAAAAACTGAATACCACTAAGGCCAATAATACTAGTTATGCCATTGGCATTGCCAATTTCGCCACCGCTGCCAATTGTGAACACATCAGAACCAGTGCCATAAACAATGAGTGCCCCTTTATTGAGCCCGGCAGTATTAATATTGATTCTATAATCTAAATCGGATTTTATAGTGCCTGGCGTGATACTACCAATGTTACCAAAATAAAAAACTCCATCATTGTTTGCAGGATTAAAATTAGATTTGGAAGTTATAGCCCAGTAGTTTGTGTTTAACTCTACTACTCTATTGGTACCATAAAAAGGTTCATATAAATCGTAATCAAAGAAAAATGCTTTGCGATAATTTGTAATCCCAATAACACTTTTACCAAAAACACTTTCTGATATTCTTACCCTGCCGATCGCTGATGTTGTTTTTTCTAGAACTAACTGTTCGTAACGTGGGTGAATGTCAAATTTTGTTGCAGCATCTTCACCAAGAGCATACAGTGTTGATTCTGTAGTATCATAAAAAGTATCACCTGGTTGCAAGCCGGCAACTGTGGATATTACTGTATCCACATCAGGGAATGCGCCTTGATATAAATTGCCAACCACACTGCCACCACCACCTAGGCCGTCACCAACAAATAGACGCTTTGAATCAATAGTATACCCAAGCTCACCTTCGTCTAGACGAACATTCTGACGTTCTTCTTCTAACCCCCGTCTTACAAGGATCTTGAGAATTGTCTTATCTGTTACTTCAAATACTGCCATAAAAATATTTAATATTAAGGTGTCTTAACCATTAGGTAATAAAAATTTGATGGGTACGGGTCATTAAGAATAAACAATGATTTTGATGGCAATGATGCATATGTAGCATCTGAAGCAAGTGAAGAAGCTCCACCCACAACATAGAGACCATCAAATTTTAAATTACTTACATCTAGTCCTTGTGCTGTTGACTTTAATGAAGTAAGAGAAATAACTGTTGTATCAACGTAAACTTTATTAGCATTAAATTTTAAAGTGTTTTGATCAAGATCTAAAGTAATTTGACTGTCACCTGTTGCAGACAACCCGGTAAAAACAATATCTGCTGCATTAAGCTGCAGACGGGTAATAGCATGATCAATAATACCAAGCTTAAAGTTTACATCATATTGAACTGTTGTGTTGTCAACTAAAGGTCCTAAGTTAGCCCAACTTGCAGAAAGAGAAGCAGGTACAGCTGTTAAAGCAAAAAGATTATTCTGCAGAACATCGTATACTGTATCACCAATAACAGCTGCACCAAATGATTGTCTTTGTCCCCTGCCTAGAAATTTATTTGCAATATTAACACCACCAAGAGTGTTGCCATCACCCACATAAAGACGTTGTGTATCAGTTGTAAATCCTAGCTCTCCTTCATCAAGAATTACACGGGTTCTATCAGAGTCTGTGCCTCTACGAACCTTAATTTTGACTATGCTTAAATCTGCCATTTTATTATACCACGCTTACCAATATTCCGTCTTTCCATGTAAAGGTTGAAGCATTAATATTGGCTGAATGATTAATACCAGATAGACCTTGCATCTTTAACCCACCACTGGCTGAAAGCACACCATTAATAACAAAATCACCTTGAAATGGATATTGTGGTGATGCTATAGGATCTGATCCACTATCAGGTATTGTGCCAGAAGGTGTTGTATGGTGATTAGCTCTATGGTACTTGTTATGAAATCGTGCATTTCCAGCCATATATGTATTTATAAGTAATTTTACGTTTTAAACGTAAAAATTTTATGATACCACCCTTATAGATGTTAATGGTGGATACACGTTTGTAGCTACATCTCTTAGAACACTCAGCATTTGTGTTTGGAGACTATAAAATTTCTTGATGCTTCTGTTTATTACAGAATTGCTAAACATTTCATTGATTCCTACAAAATAATTTAATGATAAATCAAACTGTTCTTTTTGTATTTCATTATCAAGTAAATATAAAGTACCAAAAAACAACAAATTTCCATCTTCATCATATTTGCCGGCAAACCTCTTTACTATTCTATCTCTCATTGCAAGTATATTGAGTAAGATCTTGTGATTAGCTTTTGAAAATACCCAATCCTGTGAATATTCTTCAGGATTTATATCAATTTCTTGAATAGTGTACAAGTCCAAATCATTATTAGTTAGAATTGTTATGTAATTGGAATCTTCAAGAAAAGAATAAAATATACCTGCGTTATTTCTGTTACCATAAACAATAAGATTGTCAGTGTTATCGTCATATGTTTCCAGATAACTAAATTTAAAATTATCAATAAAAAGATTATCACGTGAAAGCTGAAACTGACCTATGTGTATATCTGGTTTGCTTATAAATCTTTTATATATATTTTTATTTGTTATGATGTAAAAGATATTCTTATCTATTTTTGAAAAACTGAAATCAACAATATTCTCACCAGAAAGCAAAAATGATGAAAGACTGTATAATACAGTATCGTTCACATCAATGTTAGTAGTTGTAGATGCTCTTTGTGCATCGTACGGTATGTTCCCCTCCAAAATTTTAGGCATCTCAGGTGGCAAAGGAATTGTTAATTCTGAAGTTAAAATAGTAAACTTGTCTTCAAATCCAAAATAAAATAAATTATTATTTGGGTTAACTCTAAAAGCTGTAATGTTATTTTGCTGAAATAGTGCTTTTCTTCTATATGTTGTTTTCCAGTTCAGATTGCTATCAAAAACTTTTACACAATAATTATTTTTATCTACAACGTATAAATCGCTACCGTATATATTAATGTGTGAAGGATTGTTGAACTTGCTATTATCTTGATATGTGCCAGTGCCTCCCATGCTATCAACATAGAGGATCTTCCTGCCAATTATATTGTCTTCAAAAATTAAATTAGAAATATCATATTTGTATACAGAATCAAGACCGCTATCTGCCACATATATAAAAATATTACCGTCAAAAGCTATAGAATTAAGATTAGAAAAAGTAAACTGAGAACTTTCAGTAACCCGATTAGCTGAAAGAAGTACACCAATAGTATCTTCAGAATAATTAGATGTTAAAGCATATATAAAATTATTTGAAACAAAAAATCCAAGATTAGAACCATCACCAAGAACATTATTTTCGTAAAACTTACCATCGTTAAATTTGTCAAGTTGAGACAAGCCATATGTGGAGAGCGGTTTGCTTTGATTAGATGTGATTGAATCTGTAGATATCCATCTAAAAGCGCCTGATGCAGGGTAGAAAGCAGTGGGTGTACCTGAAGCTATTTTCGCATAATCTACAGGTATATTATTATCAGATAATTTAGTAAGAGAATACAAGTAAACTAAATTTGCTTGTAACTTAGCATAGACTTCATTAATAGTTGTGTAGTATGCTATTTCATTATTAGGCAGAAGAATAGAATCGAGATTATAAGGCAAGCTCTGCGGCACGCCAAGTGAGCGGTCATAATTGTAGTTGTAGAGTGTAATTATTTCTTTAGCTTGCATTTGGATCACTCCATATAATATCTCTTAATTTTGTATATGAAGGTATACAACCGGCAAGAGTTTGTTTGATTTGCTTTTCCAATGTAGATTTTAACGCAGGGTCAGTGATTCCTGTGTTTTTTATTTCAAGATCAAAGATGCCCGTCTTAAACCCTGGAATTTTGTTTTTAAATATATACTCAATTTCATCTAATATATTACGACGACCGCTTGGAACATCAAAGGAAATAGGGTAAAAATCTAACCCTTGCTTTACATGCAAACTAATTTCATGGTAATCTAAGGGTCTATTGTATAGGTAGATGTTTTTTAGTTTTAAATTATTTGCTAAGAATGTATCTTTTTGTCTTAATCTAGTTGCAAGTAATTTATTATTAAATGAAGGTGTAGCACCAGCATGAAAAGGTTCTTTTAAAAGATTGTTAAAGATAAAGTTATTTTCTTCAAAATATTCATTGCCTACAAGTTCACCGTCAAAATACAGTGACATGATACCCTTAAAAGTATCAGCTCTCACACTCACATGGTGATAACCAATATCGACGGCTGATAGATTAAACTTCAGATCAATTTTTCTTGTCTTACCGAAATCATAAACATTTCTCAATCTAATTTTTGCAGATAGGTTATTTTGAGGGTATTGTTCTCTTACATAATATCTTGCGTAATCGCCACCCGTTGTGTCTGTTTTTGAAGTAATGCCGTTGATATCTGTAACTGAAGCAGAAAGATAGCTAGGGAGCAATGTTGTCATGACAACATTGCCATCATAATCAACTTTATCCATTCTTAATTTGTGATCTGCACCACTTAAACGTGAATAAGCTAACATTTCTTTTTTGTACATATTGCCTTGAAAGTAGGAAAGCAAATCTATATTTGAAAAAGTACCTGAAAGGTTTAATGTCTTAGTAAACAACACATTCTTATCCGATGATGTATCCAGCTTTGATATTTTATTACTATCATGCAAAGCCCATAAATTGCCATCCAAATCGACATTAAAGTCAATAAGTGTGTTGAATTTGTATGCAGAGTATCTCTCTTTAGTTATTGTATTAAACTGCCATATGAAATTGCCCCAACTAAAGTAAATGTCATTGTTTAATATTTGTGGTGAATACCCTTGTATTACGTAAATTTGATTTTTGTGCATAAGAATGTTTAAAAACCCTGTATTTGTAAAATCAATTATATTTGCTGCGTCATAGAGATAAGGTGTTCGGTTGTAACCGGATAACCCGCCTGTATCAGTATTAATGCAATAAAAAGCGTCGGATTGACTGCCCGTTAATACAAAAGCTAAATTATCGTTAAATGTGTATATGGACCGTGAGTTGCCTATGTTACCAAAAGCATACTTGTTTAGCGAAACATTATCTGTATTAACTCTAATAACAATGTTATCTGCTTTTACAGCAAAATAATCTTCACATTGGTCATACTTAAAGATATTAGTAATGTTAGAATCAAACAACTTTCTATCTGCTAATATACCATCTGTATTGAAGACGTTAATTGCGGAAGGTGAAAGCAAAGTAATAAAAGGTGTTACATAGTTTGTATTGTATACACCGAATCCATCATTCACATAATTACCAATAATTTGATTACCAAAATTAGACTGCCAATCATTTACATACATGTAAAAGTTTATTGTGAATTGATTGAAGTTTTCTGGACTTGATACACGACTTGTTTGACCATAGCGATTACCATCAAAAATATACTCTTCTTGTTCTTGATCTATTAAATTGCCTGTAAGAATATCGTATGTAGTATTTGTGTAAGTGGGTAAATTTTTTTGAAATAATGCATTATCGAGAGTTTCTATTAGTTGATTTACTGTATTTTTACCAATATGATGGTATGCATATTGTACACCAGGTTCAAATGCTAAGCGGCTCGGTATATCAACTACAACTTGCTTTAAAAACGGGAGTTCAGTTCTTATGCCCTGTATTTCCGAAGTATAATTAATAAAAGGATTAACCGCAGCTGTCATGGCAGCAAGGGAAGTTGTTTGGTCAGGAAAATAATATCGATCCAACCAAACCGGCCTAATTCTTATGTTATCAGCACCGGATAGCCAAGTGCAAAGAAATGAACCGTTTTGCTCATTACTTGCATTACCAAAAGGAGATGTATACTTATAACCGGCTTTCTTTTTAAAAATTTTATCCCAGTTATCTTGTACTTCTTTTTCAGAAATTAACAATGGTCTTCTTCCAGAACCTTTACCCATTTATTTTACTCCTAAATGTCCGTTATTAAATAACCAACCTATAGTTTTTCTATGTGCTTCTTCCCATGCTGCTATTCTATCATGCTTATCTAATGATTTGTCATTATCTATCATGTGGTGGCATTGGTGTCATAGTGCTGCAATTCTAAAATCGTTTGCTTTTATTCCAGTTCCTTTTCCATCTCTTAATTGATTACTATGAGC